AGTAGTAAACTCCCTAATAATGATGTTTCTAGTAATAGGAGCGCTCGCACTACTCACCCTTCCAGCCAGATCCAAGGAGCCTCGACTCATAATTGAGAAGGAAAAAGGCTACCTTGCTTTTACAACAGGAGAAGACGGTGGCCCATGGCCCTCCTTCCCAGGAGAAGGAGGTCTCGTCGGAACAGGGGCCCACGGAGGTAGAGCTGTCCTTCTGCCACCAGAGGAATGCTCTTACCCCTGTCGCCTCGAAAAGGCAGGGGGAAAGGGCGGGGACCTCGCAGTCCTCACTGGGATATTCCCTTCACCAAAGTGGTACGGGTCCGGCTGGGCCAGTGTGACCAGCAGAGGGTCGAGGCTTGAGGACAGTGCCTATGTCTTAATGGGAACTGATGAAGAGTCTGACTTCAACGCGAGCTTTGGGGAGGGCTTGAGCCTCTCATCACCGAAGATCTGCGTTGTGTACGTCGAGGGGGCCAGCGAAAGTGCTGACTGGCTCTCTGATGTATCTTCCCATCTTTGCAGGAGGAAGGTCGTAAAGGTGCCCCTGTCCATTGCCGCAGGTTTTGACTTCAGCAAGCTGAAAAATGGGGTAGAAGTGGACATTGATGTAACAAGCGGACTAAAAAACCATGACCTTGGGCTTGCTACCCTCTCATCTGTTGCAAAAAGGTTGCGCTCAGACGGCCACAAACTTTTTAAAGTGAGTTTTTGGAACCACATCAGCCCGTCAGATGCCCAGGCTTTTTATGCTGATTTTCTTGAGATGACACAGGGCTCTGAGTCATCATGTAGCTGGGAGTCTGACCTTAGCTTTGAGAACATGACGAGGTTTCAGGGAGTTCACAAATGGGCTATTGGGAATGTGCAGGGTTCCTGCGCTTTTGAAGGAAGGGACATGACGTCAGGGATGGGAGGCTTCCTAACCAGTTCGATGTCCTGCACACCTGGGTCAAAGGCCGAGGTGTGCGACTTTCTTGTCCCAGTTCTTCCAATGTTTTTGCCTCCTGAATCATCAGAAATCCTAGCAATGAGAGTTCCAGGAGGGCTGGCCCTGGAGACAGGCATGAACTGGGGCTACCTCAATTCGCCAATGTCGCCTTTTAAGTGCGGTAGAATCGGAGATTTCCCCTACCTCATGTGCGAATCTTACCTTCCTTTCAGCGAGATCCACTCTATCTGCTCTAAAGACGAATGCTGGCCAATTTCTCTCAGGGTCACAAGGATCCCTGTTTTTGGAGGAACAAGGAAACTTATGGGGGTTGTCAGGCCTGATATCCGCTATTTTGTCGGGGCATCAGGTTCGACCATATGCACAGAGTCACCCAAGCCTGTGATTTGTGAGGCATCCTCAGAGCACACTTCTCATTCGTGGGCATGCTCTGAGGGCAAGTGCTGCAATTCTGTCCCCGTTGATCTTTTTTCTTCAGGCCAGCTAGTCCAGGTTGTCTGTGGTGAGTCTTCTGCAGTCTTTGCATGGGATGCCATATCATCAGCTGACACCGTAGGGAAGGGCCTCTCGAGCCTCAAGCAAATCTACTGGGAAGGGGGTATCCTCACAAAAATGCTAATATTTGCTGCTATTTTTGCCTCCATCAGAGTCATGTTCTACGTGTTCAGCCTAGTCTGGATTTCAAAGATGATCCGTAATGTAGTCTTCACCTTGTTTGAGGTATTCTTTAAGACAGGCCATGTTGCATCAAAGCTCTGGTGCAGTCTGGTTTGGTGGTCGAAGAGCTATCCCTTGTGCGAGGACTGCGGGGCCGACACCTATTTGGTGCCGCACAGTGCTGGCTGCCCACCGTTTTCAGGGAACCATGAGGGCCTCTCAGGGACTGATACATGCGTTTATTGCTGGGCACAGGGCAGGACTGCCATTGGGTCCAGAGTCCACTGGTTGACCAACCACCTAGGGGACTACTTGTACTGCATTGCATGGCTCTGGCCTCTTGCACATTTCAAGTACCTTAGGACACTTAACGCAGTTACAGAGGTGCTGCCAATCAGGTCTGCGCCCCAGGTGGGAAGGCGGGGAGGTTACAGGATACTGCCAAAGAACCTCATTTTAGGGCTGGCCGGGATTGCACTCATACAGTGCGTTGGGTCAGTCGAATTGGGTCTGACTAGGTGCGTGGGCTCCCAGTGCAACGTGCACTCAGAGACCGTATTGAGAGGCCTGTGGGAAGGTGACACCCAGTGCTATGATATCACTGTCCCAGGTGGAAACCCCTTCCCTGTGTGTGTGACAGTCAAAGGGAGGGGCATGCTAGCAGTGGGAACTATTGAAGAGTGTGGGGCAAACTTCATTGTTGAACAATTTACGAAGGAGTACTGTGCAAGGGCAACCACAGGTTGTTCCTACATCCCCGACATGTCTCAACATGAGGGGAGGCCCCTCTTGCATTCTTCTTCTTCAACCTGGACCAGGACCCCTGGATGCCCTGATACAGTCTTAAACAGCTACTGCTCAAAGGCTTTTGCTGTTGACTCAACTAAGGGTTTTGATTGCCTGGTGAACATTCCCAGGAGCGGGATGAGGTTTGGGAGAGAAGTGTGCATCACAGCATTTGGCATGACATCCTGTTCATCTGATTCGCCATTCATCCTGGGAAACATGACCGTTGACTTCTTGATAGAAACTGAGGACGAGTCACCCCTCCCGGAGCAGCTTGTGTTTTCCTCAGATGGCCAAACACGGAAGACATCTGTCCCTTTGAGCTCTTTTTTCCCAGCCACAAAGCAGACTCTCCTGGAGACAAAAGGAATCCTGGTGCACCAGGAGTGCGGATTGGAGCACAGTGGAGTCAGTGAACTTGAGGTAAGGTGCAAGGGAAAGCCAGCCTACTCTCTTAGAGCACTCCCGCGATGGATAGACAGTTCCTGCAGCATTAGAAGATTCACTCCTTCAGATGATGGCCTGTCATTCTTGATAGAGGCTGACGGGTGCATGAAGGGAGCATTCAAGCTCACAATGCAGCTCGATGGAACCGTGGCACCTTCCGGCTCAATGGGCGAGGTCACTGCCTTGGATGTTGGGCAGTGTGGGGGTTACACAGGGATTTCAGAAAATGCTTTCTGCACAGTGACCCCGACCTGTGCGGGGATGTCATTCTGCCGCCTTTCAAAGCCCGTCAAGATGATTCTGCAGTGTGGAGTGATGTCCCAGGTCCATTTCACAGGGGGGGATGCAGAAGAGCTTATCTTTGAATGCGGAGGCCGCAGTCAGGAGATAGTCTTAAGCCTCGAAGATTTCGGTGAGAGACCTGTGCAAAAGTGGGAGAGGCCCAAATCTGTGCACATCCCTGAGGCGGGCAGGGGGCCATGGGACTGGATCATTTACGTGCTCTCTTGGATCCTGGGTGTCGCCATAATAGCCCTGGTGCTTTTCACAATAATCTGGATTGTAAAGACTTATCTGGCCCTAAAGTCTGGGAAATCAGAATGACAGGTTATTAATACCCCCTTGGGCCATGCTGGTGCTAGGTTGGAAAATGAGCAAAACAAAAAAACAAAACAAAATAAAAAATAAAAAATAAAAAAATAGATAGTATGGTAAAACTAAAAAATAAAAATAAGAAAATAAAAACAAAATAAAAGTAAAATAAAAAATAAAAACAACAAAAATAATAAAAATAATAAAAATAAAAAAATGCATATGTGTGCTGATGCTGAAATACGTGCGTGCAAGATTGGTGTGCTTGAGTAGTTCTCCCTCTTTCCCCTTCTCTTCTGCTTTGCTTTTCTAAACTGGGATCTGTTTGTCTTCTTTGGCTGCTTTTCAGCATTTCTTTTAGGGAGATTACTACT